AAAAATATTCTTCATCAAACTGATCAGGAGATTGTAGAACAGGATCAAAAAATGGCATATGAAAAAGAAGTTGGTATTATTCCACCCCCAACGACAGAGATTGATCCTAATACTGGAATGCCAATGAATTATGTTACCGATGTTGGTTCAAAACTTGTTAAGAAAACTCAAAATCAAAATACTAAGGATCTTGAGATTGGATTGGGTAAATCTATAACAGAACCGGATTTAAAAAAATCAGGTAAATCTACGGAAGCACCCGAGATTAAAACCAGTAAAGGAGAAAAGATATAAATAATTAAAATTACTAATAATTTATGGAAACTTCGGAATTTGTTGATATGGTAATGTCTGATGCGTCTCCTACAGATTTGGCAGATAACATCAAACAAATGTTATTTGATAGATCTGTTCAAATGATTGATGGAGTGAGACCTTATGTTGCAGCACAATTATTTGATCCCACACAACTAGAGGTAGAAGAAGAGTAATGGCATTAAAAATTGTTCAATTAGTGAATGCAGTATTTCCTCCTAATCATGGGATCAGCACCAGTTCAGCAATTAATCTTAAAAGTGGTTATTTACGATTAACTTCTTCTGGTTCTAATAATCATATTGCTATAACTGATGGTAATAATAATGTTGCAGTTACAAGCGAATCTTCTTTTTTAATTCCACAAAATACAAGTGAAATAATTAAAGAAAGAGTTGCTAGACAAAGAATTTCTGGCATAACTACTGGAACAACAACATTGATTACCTTCGGGGAAAATGCAGGAAATCCATTCATTGTTGGTGATAGTGTAAGTATTATTGGTGCTCAACCTTCAGGAATCAATACTGATTTTAATTTAGTATCCGCAGTTACAGATTCTTCTGTCACAATAGTGAAAAATAGTTCTTCAGTAGTTGGAGTTATTACTACTACAAATGCGGTATTATCTAGATCGGTAAAAGTAAGTGTTTATGGTGAAGGTAATAACCCACATCTTCATATTGCAGAAGTTCAAATAACATCTCAGGCATAACCATGAAACTAATTACAGAACAGATCGAATCCATTAAAGTCATTAAAGAAGAAAAAAACGGTAAAACTAATCTTTATATTACAGGACCTTTTCTTCAAGCAGAAGTCACGAATCGAAATGGACGCCGTTATCCATTCCCAATCTTAGAGAGAGAAGTTAAAAAGTATAACGATAAGTATATTGCATGTGGTAGAGCACTAGGGGAACTTGGACATCCAGATGGACCGACGGTAAATTTGGATAGAGTTTCTCACATGATTACAAGTTTACAATCAGAAGGAAATAATTTTGTAGGTAAAGCAAAAATTCTTGATACTCCAATGGGAAATATTGCCAAGTCTCTTCTCGATGAAGGAGTTAAACTTGGCGTTTCTTCAAGAGGAGTTGGATCTCTAATTGAAAGAAATGGTATTAAATATGTTGGTGATGATTTTATGTTATCAACTGCTGCAGATATTGTAGCAGATCCTTCTGCTCCTGATGCATTTGTTCAGGGTATTATGGAAGGTAAAGAATGGGTTTGGCAAAATGGTAAACTTGCAGAACAAACTTTAAATGGACTATTAACCATGAAAATTAGTCCAGATAAAATGGTGAATGAGGAGAAATTACTCAATCTCTTCAATCATTACCTCAAAAATCTTTAATTCATAAATAAATAATAGAATAAAGGATAGTTTAAATTTATTCGGAGAGATCTAAATGTCAACTGGTAATTTACAAGAAATGGGCGCTACAACAACTAATCAATCCAACTCTGCGGTAAATGCGAATGCTCAACCTGGGGATCCAATGTTGAGTAATGGCGCTTTTGTTGGCGGAACTCCTGGGCAAACTATCACTGATCTTGGGGGACCTACTCCCGATAACTACAGGTCTACAGATGATTCGGCAAAATTAAATTTTAATGCTGTTGCTTCTGTTAGAAATGTAGTTAATTCTAAAGCAATGAGAGCAGAAGAAGAAGAGTATGAAGACGAAGAAGTAATTTCTGAAGTTGATGAAACTGAAGAGTATGAGGAAGAAGTTGAAGATGAAATTGAAATTGATGTAGAAGAAGATGTTCAAGCTTTATTTGGTGATGAGGATCTTTCCGAAGAATTTAAAGAAAGAGCAAAAACTGTTTTCGAAACAGCACTTAGATCGAAAGTTCAAGAAGCTGCTGATATGATTGCTGCTCGTTATGAGAAAGCACTTGAAGAAAACGTAGCAGCAATTCACCAAGATCTTACAGAAAGAGTTGATTCATACCTAGAATATGTTGCTGGTGAATGGATCACCGAAAACGCTCTTCAAGTAGAGCGTGGACTTAAATCAGAACTCTCTGAGTCCTTTATGACTGGACTCAAGGGTCTTTTTGAAGAACATTATGTACAAATCCCTGAAGAAAAATATAATGTATTTGAAAGCATGGTAGACAAACTTGATGATATGGAGTCGAAACTCAACGAACAAATCGAAAGAAACGTTCAGTTAACTCAAAGACTTAGCGAATCAGTTTCCGATAGCATTTTCCACGAAGTTGCTAGGGGTCTTTCTGAGACTCAGAAAGGAAAACTCGCAGGTCTTTCAGAAAGTGTTGAGTTCATTAGTGAAAATGACTATCGTGGGAAGTTGGAAGTTCTTAAAGAATCATATTTTTCTAGAACACCAGTAACTCAATCTAGAGTTAACGATGATGAAATGCTCGGAACAAATTCAGAGACTCTTTCGGAGTCGATGGATATGTATATCAGAGCGGCTCAAAAATACTCTATTAAGTGATTTTTAAATTATAACTCAAACACTTTTTAACTAACGGAGAAATTTTCCAATGTACAACGCAGAATATCTGCAAGAAAAGTGGTCCCCCCTCTTGAATTGTGAAGGACTTGACCCGATCAAGGATTCTCACCGTAGAGGAGTAACCGCTATCCTGCTCGAAAACCAAGAAAGAGCACTCCGCGAAGAGCGTGGATTCCTTTCTGAAGCACCAACCATGGCAACTGGAACCGGTGGTTTTGGTGGTGGTACTTATGGTACTGCTGCTGCATCAGGTCCTGTTGCTGGTTTCGATCCTGTTCTGATCTCTTTGATCAGACGTTCAATGCCACAACTCATTGCTTATGATATTTGTGGTGTTCAACCAATGACTGGTCCTACTGGACTTATCTTTGCGATGAGAACTCGCTACGGTACTGACCGTACTTCTGGAACCGAAGCATTCTTTAACGAAGCAGATTCTAGATTCTCTGGTCAAGATTCTGATGGATCTCTTACCGCAAGTGATTACACTGCACAAGCATCTGTTGGTATCGCAACAACTGCTGCCCAAACTGGTAGCAACCCTGCTGTTCTCAACGATGCATCTGCTGGCTCCTACAACGTAGGTCAGGCGATGGCAACCGCCAACGCTGAAGCACTTGGCGATTCTGGTCAACTTTTCAACGAGATGAATTTCTCGATTGAGAAAGTTACTGTTGCTGCAAAATCAAGAGCACTGAAGGCTGAGTATTCACTAGAACTTGCTCAAGACCTCAAGGCTGTTCACGGTCTTGATGCCGAAGCAGAACTTGCAAACATCCTCTCAACTGAAATCCTTGCTGAAATCAACAGAGAAGTTGTTCGTACCGTATATCAGATTGCTGAAGCTGGCGCTCAAGCAAACACTGCTACTGCCGGTATCTTCGACCTTGACGTTGACTCCAATGGTCGCTGGTCCGTTGAGAAGTTCAAAGGTCTTCTATTCCAACTAGAGCGCGATGCTAACGCTATTGCTCAAAGAACTCGTAGAGGAAAAGGCAACACCATCATCTGTTCTGCAGACGTTGCTTCCGCTCTGACGATGGCAGGTGTACTTGATTACACTCCTGCTCTTCAAGTTGGTCTAAATGTTGATGACACTGGCAGCACTTTTGCTGGAGTTATCAACGGTAAGTATAAAGTTTATATTGATCCATATTCCGCTAACATTTCTGCTCAGCAGTATTATGTTATTGGATTTAAAGGTGCAACACCTTATGATGCTGGACTATTCTACTGTCCTTATGTTCCTCTCCAAATGGTTCGCGCCGTTGGTCAGGACACCTTCCAACCAAAAATTGGATTTAAGACCCGCTACGGCATGGTTGCTAATCCATTCGCTGAAGGAACCGATCAAGGACTTGGTAGACTCAAGACTAACTCTAACCGTTATTACAGAAGAGTACAAGTCAAGAACCTTATGTGACATTGGTTCACATATTTTTCAAGGAGTCCCTAAGGACTCCTTTTT